ATACAGCCCTGTGGCCTCCAGATTATCCAGATAGAGATTCTGACCGTGACGCCACCAGTCATCCCCGCGATGAAAATCCGGCATCTCAATCCCCGCCAGATGGTAAGCATCCCGGAACAGCGTGTAACAGTCCGTCACCCCGTGCTCAAAGCGCCGCCCGGAAAGATGTGGCACACAGCGGAACTTGTGAATCGCCCCCCGGCAAACCAGCCACCACGGCAAATTACTCTGCACCTGCAGCCGCCGGTCGGTCTCACTCAGCCAGGGCAGACCACCGGGGTGGCTGTGGACCAGCGCCACAATCTCACCCTGCATCTCTGCCCGCAGCCAGTCCTCCGGCGACATCCGGAAATACTCCTCCGGCTCACCGGAGATATTCACGCAGGGAAAATATCTTTCCCCCTCCGGTGTTCTCACCACGAAGCCGCACGACTCCGCTGGCGCACATCGCCGGGCGTGCGCCAGAATCGCTGATTCTGTCTGTGTCATGGGATTTACTGCGAAAGTTTGTTAATGGAAAGGAAGCCGCCAAAGTTGCCGACGTTATTGCGAAACTTACAGCCACTCAGGCATTTGCTGCATTTATCCTTCGTGATATCGGACGTCGGCTGATCATATTCATCCGCGACTGCCGGACCGTGATAACCGCACTCATCACCGCGATAGGTCCAGGTGCAGGTGTTGGCCAGCATGATACGTCCAGGAAAAACAGCACCGTCCGTTTCCGTCGGCGTGGACAGTACAAAAGAGGCACTCACCGCGCTCAGTTCGCTGCACTGCTCAATGCGCCAGCTGCTGATCACCTCCTGCTCCGGATCGGCGTCACTGTTTCCGTTGACGAAGTTCACCGCATCCAGAAAACGGGCGTAAACCTTACGCCGGACCACCGTTCCGCCGACCAGACTCTGCAGATCTTCCGCCATCCCGGTGACCATACCGTACAGGTTAGAAACCGTCAGCGTGGGGCGCGTACTGGTGCCTTTGCCATTCAGTTCAAAACCACTCCCCTGAATGGGATACGGCTGATACTGCCGCCCCTGCCAGGTGACCGGCTCACCTTTTTCGTTCTGCTCATTACAGAAAAAATAACGTTCTCCACCGACCTCTGTCAGGTCGATTTCCCAGAGCACCACGCTGGCCGACTGCTCCGTACGGGTGCATTCATTCAGTGTTTCCTGTCGGATATCCTGCATCAGTTCACCACCTGTTCAAACTCTGCGCTGAACTCAACACGCAGCATACTGACCCGCGACGACCATTTTGCGCAGGTCACCTTTATCTGCCGGTAGCCATAAGGCGGCGTCCACAGAAAGGCCTTCCAGCCCCCGTGCTCAGCCAGAAACGACTCCAGCGCCGTGGCCTCCCAACGGGGAACAGAAAGCGTCACGCTGTACGTTTTCAGGTCAGTGTTCAGCCCAGCAGGCGCTCGCTGGGAATAGCCATCACCAAAGCGCACCTTTCTTACGGAAGGGGCCGAAGCCACATCCATACCGGGTTTCACTTTCCAGCGGAAGGTTTTCATCGTCCACCTCCGGAGAACAGACCACCATCGCGCATCTGCCCGGTCACAACATCCATTGCCGCCTTACGGGCTACGTCATAAACAGCCTTCAGTGCCTGTGGCCCTATCTGACCGTTCGTGCCGTCGTTGTTAATCACCACATGGTTATTCTGCTCAAACGTCCCGGACGCCTGCGACCGGCTGTCCGCCATGCTGCCCGGTGTACCGACATAACCGCCGGTGGCATAGCCGCGCATCAGCCGGTAGAGATTCCCCACGCCAATCCGGCTGGTTGCCTCCTTCGTGAAGACGAATTCACCGCGGTGAACAATTCCCGCTGGCTCATATTTGCCGCCGGTTCCCGTAAATCCTCCGGTTGCAAAATGGAATTTCGCCGCAGCGGCCTGAATGGCTGTACCGCCTGACGCGGATGCGCCGCCACCAACAGCCCCGCCAATGGCGCTGCCGATACTCCCGACAATCCCCACCATTGCCTGCTTAAGCAGAATTTCTGTCAGCATGGAGAGCACCGAACGGGTGAATCCCCGCCAGTTCTGTTCGCTGCCGGTCAGCATCGCTGCCATATTCTGTGCAATACCGTCAAAGGTCTGCGTGGCCGCGTTTTTAACCTGCGAAAAACTGTCCGTCGCACTTTCCGCCCACTCGCCCCAGCCGGA